ATTTTTTTTCTCTTTTCTTTCTTTCTTTCTTTTCTCTTTACTACTTCTTATATCGACATTATACCATCCACACTTTAATTGTCAACCATAATTTTTTTATTTTCTCGAATATAGTTTCATGCCAAACGAAAATAATTCTTTGCGGAATAGTTTGGCACAGCATTTGCTGGGGCGAGATTTTTTCGCGTTTGGCACAGCGTTTGCTGGGGGCATGTGCTGTAAGTCGTTACGCCATAAGGACTTACGTCAAACGGGGCGGGCCGGATTTTTCATAAGTCCTTACGCCGTAAGGGTTTACGTCAACCCCCTCATTAGGGGCGTGAACGTTTGTTTATGTCATATACAAGATCGCTTACAGTATAACACCCCGCTATACCTATTACTAATCCAATTAACATACTAATTACATCCAATGTAAAACTAAACATAGTACACTCCGTTATAACTTAAAGATTCCACTTAGTCAGCACACGATCAAACGCATAGCCTACAGCAAACGCAATACCTAACCCAACGGCAACCATACTTAATACCATACCCATAGTAAGCAAGTATAATACTACAATTCCAACATCTTGCATAGTCATAGTAACACCTATTCCTTTATCTGTAAAATATAACCCTTTTTCTTACATTCACCCAAGAACGCTTTGATTACACTCTCTTTATGTGGCCCCATATTACTTGTCAACCCCGTTTTGAGGTTAGTAATAGTATAATATATATTAGGTACTATTCTAAGAGTAACTCTATAGCCCGCTTTTTTAGCTAAGGTTTTTAGATTCATTGTCAATCCTTAAAAGGGGACAATTCTTCGTTGCTCAACAGTATAGCAGCATACTGCTCTGTCAATGCCTTAACACGCTCTACACTACCGGGCAAGCCTACGGTCACAATCATACCATCAACACCCCCTACAATGCGGGGGTCTACCGTTGTGGCTTTAACCTTGGCGGATCGTCGCAGTATTTTACGGCTAAACTTTAATACCTTTTCACTACGAATAGACAAGCCGTCTACTGTACTTTTGTCACAAGGTATGCCGATACCTAAGAAACAATCGCGGGCTTGTTTTTTGGCTTTTTCAATCATGGGGTATGTTGTCATCTTTTTTCTCTTTCTTTCTTTTCTTCTCTTCTTACTCTATCGACATTATACAGTCTACACTTTAATCGTCAAGCACAATTTTACGTTTTTTCAAATATAGTTTCATGCCAAACTAAATAATTTTTATAGATCAGTATGCTACCCAATCGTTGTAGACTTCCTAGCCTTCTCAGATAGCCCAATGATCTTACCTACCCTATCTTGCCAGCCCTGATGAACCACCCTAGCTATCTCAGCTCGCATAGCTTCCTTGGATAGCAGACAAACCCTAGCCCACCCATCTTGTTTAATCTTGTCTACCACGTTGCTATTGTAATCGCTCATCTTTTTTCTCTTTCTTTCTTTTTTACTCTTACTCTTACTCTTATATCGACATTATACCATGTATAACTTGAGTCGTCAAATAGAATCTTTGAAATTATTAGAGCATTTCCCCTAACCCCATACGCTACAACACTTTAGGGCACAAAAAAAATTTTTATTTTGGGGGTATTAGAATGGATAGCCACACTATTTTTGGGCCTAACCTTAGAACGGATATTCACACTGGCGATCAGAAGGGGTGTTCAGAAGTATACCCCCCCGTTAGGGTAGTGTACAACTGTTTACCCTCTTGTGGGGGGGTTGACGTAAACCCTTACGACATAAGGACTTGTGGAAAACGCGGCCCACCTGACTTGACGTAACTCCTTACGAAACAAGGACTTACGGCACACTCTGGGGGTCTGGGGAATTGAGGGGGTTTTTTTGTTTTGGATAGGCAAAGGGCTTTGCGTCTTTCAAATCCGGGGTGGTGCACACGAAGTCAACAACCTAAATATAATTGACCAGTTTATTAGCCTTATATTAAGAAGTAGTATCTTCCGGACTTAATGATACCACAGACCCGATAGGACGCCCCCTAGGCTTGCTCACCCTCATTTTTCTACGCTGTCTACGAACCATCCCTATTGTAACAGTTCGTGACCCATCGATCTTATCCAAATAAGAAGCGATTTGCTTATCTTTCATTGTCGCAGAGTTGTTTACAATGAATTCCACCTCTTCTTTGGTCCACTTCTTGTATGTTTTTGACATTTATCCACTCCTTATTTGCTTTTTGTGTATCAACTACTATTATAGTAATAAATAGAACAATAATCTGGTCAAGGCCCCACAATGAAAAATTTTACAAATGCCCCTTTTGTCCCGTCTGTATTAGCTGTTACTGCCTCCGAAGACATTGTCACAGCGCACGAACTAGAAGATACCATAGATAAACCCCTTAAGGACCTGCTAAATGCCGCCCAGCAAAAAGAAACCCCCTCAGAAACCACCCCTAAGTGTGGACCCTGATGAGTTTGTAAGAGTGTGGAATATAATATCCCAAAGACTCGGTTATAAATTTAAGTTTGGATACCACACCCACGAAGATATGAAGCAACAGGCTGCTATATTTGCCCTAGAGGGATTAAAAAACTATGATAAATCTCGCCCCCTAGAAAACTTCTTATGGACCCACGTAAGAAATAGATTGTTCAACTATAAAAGAGATCACTATCAAAGACCAGATAAACCCTGCTTAACCTGTCCTTTTTACGATTCCAAATGTTTAAAGAGTTCTTCAGAATGCACAGAATTTTCAAACAAGAATGAATGCTCCCTATATTCTAGTTGGCTCAAGAGAAATGATGCTAAAAAGAATATTATGAAACCCATTGGATTAGATCTTATATTAGACTATCCCACCAAACACAGTGAAGATCAAACAGTAATAGACATACAAAATAAAGAGATCATTGATATAATAGATAATAATATCTCCACCAAAAATCGCCCCATTTTCTTAAAACTCCAAGGTAATATAAAAATATCTAAACCAGAACTACAAAAACTCCTAGTAGAAATTAAAAAGATCTTAAAAAAACATGATATCCAAACCTAAAAAAAGAGGACAACTATCTTTAGAAGAAGAACAATTCATTAAAGATCATGTGTCATCCTCGTCCCCCGAGATTATAGCAGCGTCCTTAAACAGGAACGTTAGTCCTATTACTAGATATATAGTAGAAGCAAAGCTGCTTGTGGACGAATCAGAAAAAAAACAAGATGAGATTCTTAAACAAAAATTATATAGTAAAACCTTTTGGAATGAGATTAAAAGACAGTTTGATGAAGACTCTGGAGAATTAGACTATTTTGAAAATACGTGGGTTAATTTAATCAAACAATTTCGTGAGGATGTTTTACCAGCAGAAGAACTTCAGCTCAAACAATTTATCACCATAGATATTCTTATCAACAGAAGCATGAAAGAAAGAAAACGACACATCTCTGAAACAGAGAAGCTACAAAAAGAAGTAGATAAAGAATATGATAAACCCGAAGACTCTAGAGATATCCCCAGACTAATTAATTTAGAGACCCAACTAAGTTTCGCCCGCAATAGTATTTCTAGTTATACTAATGAATATACTAAACTATTAGGAGAACAACAAAAAATTAGTAAAGATCTCAAAGCCACCCGAGAACAACGCATCAAAAGAATCGAAGATGGTAAAAGTAGCTGGGTGGGTCTGATACGAATGCTCGAAGATGAAATTCTCAGAGAGCGAGAGGGTAGAGAAATAGAGATCATAGCACTCGCCACTCAAAAGGCCAAGGATGACCTCTCAACCCTTCACCAATATCAAGATGGTAAATTAGACCTGCCCTTCTTAACACCAGAGTCAGCTTTAAAAAACCGCCTAGATAATCCACCATGAGAGATTATTCCGACCCCCAATATAAAAAATGGAGACTTCTAGTATATAAAAGAGATCACTATTGTTGTCAATGGCCCCACTGTTCCACCCGTAAAAACCTCCAAGCCCACCACATTCATCCTTGGTCACAATTTCCCGGTCTAAGATATCACCCAGATAATGGAATTACTCTCTGCAAAAATCATCATAAGCAGATACAAAATAACGAAACATCATATGCTGCTGTATTCTTAAAGATACTAGCAAATAATAGGGGGAAATTATGACACCACAAGACTTTACTATAATTATTGATACCAGAGAGCAAAAGCCGTGGACTTTTAATGATCATCTTACCTCTCATGCCAAGCTGGATACGGGGGATTATGCTATCAAGGGGTTGGAACATGAGTTATGCATAGAAAGAAAAAGGAGTGTGGCCGAAATAGCAAATAATATAACGGAAAATAGATTTGTGGATGTTATAGATCGTATGGATAAAATTCCCCTGTGTTTTTTATTATTAGAATTTAATTTAGATACGGTTCTCAACTACCCTGTAGGATCAGGTATTCCACAGCGACTATGGTCTAGGATCAGAATTAGTCCACAGTATATTTTGAAACACCTATTAGAGCTACAAATGAAGCATAATATCAAGGTGGTTTTTTGTGGGAGTGCTGCTAACGCGGAAATTCTAGCCCTGGCTATTATGAACAGGGTTTATAAAAATTCTCAAATTCCAAAAGAGTAAACTATGCACGAAAACGCCTGGTTAAATCTTGGAGATATAGATAAGATTGTTATAGCATCTAATCCTATGATTAGGCGTAAAAAAGAAGATATAGAATATCCAGACGTTCATCTATTAAGAATATTAAAAGACCCCCATTATTTTGGAGCCACATGCAAGCTACTATTTGATATTGAGCTACATCCGATACAAATAGCTATTATACAGGAATTTTGGACAAGGCCATTTCCTATGTTCGTAGCGAGCAGAGGTTTTGGAAAATCTTTCTTATTGGGCTTATATGCATTTTTAAAATGTATGTTTGTGCCCGGTACTAAGATTGTTATTGTGGGGGCTGCTTTTAGACAGAGTAAGGTTATTTTTGAGTATATGGAAACACTGTGGAGAAATGCTCCTATAGCCAGAAGTATTTTTAATGGTAATGATGATGGGCCGAGAAGAGATGTAGATAGGTGTACCATCAGACTGGGGGACAGTTGGGCGATTGCTATTCCTTTGGGTACGGGGGAAAAAATCAGAGGATTAAGAGCCCATATTATTATAGCAGATGAGTTTGCTAGTATCTCTTCAGACATCTATGAAACGGTCGTAGCGGGGTTTGCGGCGGTAAGTGCTACTCCTATTCAAAATGTTAAAAAAGAGGCTAAGAAACAAGCTATGATTGATTCTGGCATATGGAATGACGAGCTAGAACAATTAACACAAAGACTGGGAAATCAGGCTATCATTACTGGCACAGCAGATTATGCCTTTAAACATTTTGCTGCCTATTGGAGAAGGTACTCTGAGATTATTAATAGCTGTGGGGACACCCATAAACTAAGAGAAATATTTGGTGGAGAAATACCAGATAATTTTAATTGGAAAGATTATTCTATAATTCGTATACCCTATGAATTAATCCCCCGTGGATTTATGGATGATAAACAAGTTGCTCGTGCCAAGGCAACTATTCATACGGGTATTTATAATATGGAATACGCTGCGTGTTTCACAGAAGATAGTGATGGGTTTTTTAAAAGAAGTCTTATTGAGAATTGTGTAACCAAAGAATCTAATCCTATTATTATAGGTGGCGTACCCATAGTTTTCGATATTAAAACAAAGGGTGACCCAGAACTTAAATATATTTATGGTGTTGATCCAGCCTCTGAAAAAGATAATTTTAGTATTATAGTACTAGAACTCCATCCCACCCACACAAGAGTAGTTTATTGTTGGACAACCAATAGATCTAATTTTAAGGATAGACAAAAGGCTGGATTAGTAGCAGAGCATGACTTCTATGCTTTTTGTGCAAGAAAGATCAGAAATCTTATGAAGAGTTTTCCCTGCACAAAGATAGGTATGGATGCTCAAGGAGGAGGTATTGCAATAGAAGAGGCTCTACATGATCCAGCGAAACTAGAACCAGAAGAATCATTGATATGGCCTATTATAGAAGATAAGGCTAAAGATACGGACGATCAACCAGGATTACATATTTTAGAACTAGTACAGTTTGCTAAAGCAGATTGGACAGCACAAGCTAATCATGGACTAAGAAAAGACCTAGAAGACAAGGTATTGATTTTTCCCAGGTTTGACGAGATGAGTCTGGTGCTTGCTCTAGAGAAACAAGACCAGAGTATCATAGATGCTGAATTAAGCCCTCTGTATGACTCTGTGAGCGAATGTATATTAGAGATAGAGGAATTGAAGGACGAACTAGCAACCATCGTTATGACGCAAACTAGCCACAGTTCTGGAGCTAGAGATAGGTGGGATACTCCAGATATTAAATTACCCAATGGCAAAAAGGGTAAGCTAAGAAAAGATAGATATAGCTCATTAATCATAGCTAATATGTTAGCCAGACAACTTACTAGAACTTTAGCCCCCATAGATTATGATATAATAGGAACTAATGCCTTAACTAACACCAAACAAATAGGACAAATGTATAAGGGGCCCGCATGGTTTACAGAGCAAGCAAATGAAGATATATACATAGGTATTTATAAATAGTGTGTATTAATACAAATGTAATCCAACCACAATGGTAATATAAAAAAAATATGGCTAAAAGATACCCCAAAAGCGAAACAATCCCAGATGCCTCAGTATCCAGTGAGCAGGCATATGTATGCTGGGGAGAAGATTTAGCCAGTAAAGAGAGTGCTTTAAAACTGACCTCTGAGTGCTTGAGTGAATATGGGATGTCTCATTCTACAGCTGGATACAGAGGCGCACTCAACGATTATTCCAATCTATTGCCCAGTATATCTGGTAAGCCAGGATTAACTCGTTCTGGCTATGACTATTTTCGTCCCAACGAAGCAATACCCACTGATATTAAATTGATTATTAGACACGCGGACTCTATTTATCAAAGGGTGGGCTTGGTAAAAAATGTTATAGATCTTATGGCAGACTTTGGAGTTCAGGGTATTAAGCTAGTTCACAAGAATAAGAGAATAGAAAGATTTTATAGAAAGTGGTTTAAGAAAATTAAGGGCAAGGAAAGATCAGAAAGATTTCTTAATAATTTATACAAGACTGGTAATATTGTTATAAACAGACAAACAGCAAAGATTAGTTTAAAAACATCAGAGAACTTCTTTAGAGCTAACGCTTCTCCAGACACCACAGAGCTAGACACAGATGATGTGTCTGTAGACAAAAGAGAAATTCCTTGGAGATATACTTTTATAGATCCTTTTTATGTGAATGTCTCTGCGGGTTCATTATCTTCGTTTGTGGGACAAAAAAGATATGAGCTCATTATTCCTGCTTCTTTAAGAAGAACTATCAATGCTCCTAAAACAGATAGTGAGAAATTAATCATTCTGGGATTACCAGATCAAATTATTCAAGCTGCCAAGAATAAAAAAGCCTATCCTTTAGATGTTCAAAAAACTCTAGTGTTCCACTATAAAAAAGATGATTGGCAATCTTGGGCATATCCAATGATTTATGCTATTATGGATGATATTACAGTTATAGAAAAACTTAAGCTTGCAGATATGGCAGCATTAGATGGGGCGATTTCTAATATAAGAATTTTTAAATTAGGTAATCTAGAACATAAAATAGCTCCTACCAAAGCAGCCGCTTCTAAGCTCTCATCTATTCTACAAAATAATGTGGGTGGTGGCACACTAGATCTTGTGTGGGGGCCAGATATAGAATTAATAGAATCTAATACTAATGTTCACCAATTTTTAGGAGAGGGTAAATATATACCCCACTTAAATTCAATATATGCTGGATTGGGCATTCCTCCTACTCTCACAGGAACCTATGGTGCAGCTGGAACTACAAATAATTTTATCTCATTAAAAACACTCACGCAAAGACTTCAGTATGGCAGAGATATACTAATGTCTTTCTGGGAAAAAGAATTAGAGTTAGTACAAAAGGCTATGGGTTTTAGATATTGTGCCCAAGTAGAATTTGATAAGATGGATTTATCTAATGAAGATGCAGAAAAGGCTCTACTAATACAACTATCTGATAGAAATATTATATCTGATGAGATATTGCAGAGTAGGTTTGGTTTTGACTCTGATATGGAAAAATCTAGAATTAATAGAGAAAGCAGAGAAAGAGAAAGTGATAGAATGGTAAAAAAAGCTGGACCATGGCATGATCCTAATTTTGAAGATAGTCTTAAGAAGACTGCCTTACAACTAGGGATAGTTGCTCCAAGTCAAGTGGGTCTTGATTTGCCAAAGAAAAAAGCTGGAGAAAAAACAGGGATGGAAATGAAACTACCACCCAAAGATCCTGGCTTGTCCGTTAAAGATGGTGATCAATCTTTAAAAGAAGCACCACAACAAGGAAGACCAGTAAACACTAAAGATTCCAAACAAAGACAAACCAAAAAATTTGCACCACAGACCGGAGCTAAACTCCACATGTGGTCTAATTCCGCCCAAGAACAGATCTCAGATATTCTGAACCCGATACTACTAGATTTTTATCAGAAGAAGAATATGAGAAGTTTATCCAATGACGAATATGAGGAAGCAGAAAACATAAGAGCTAAGATACTTCTATCTGCACCACCTTTTGTAAAAATAATAGAAGCTAGCCTTTTAGAAAATTTACCACAAATAGACTCGTCTCCAGAAATGAATAAGATTTATTCTCAATATTTTAATTTTTTAAAGAACATGAAAATGAGTATGGCCAGAGAGCTTACTGTTCAAGAACTCAGAGATGTTAAGTCCTATTTTTATTCTATGGTGTATGATACGTTAGAATAAGGGGTCAAAATATGCTTATATATGAACAAGAAAAAATAGACAACATTTCTTTAGAGAAATTAGAAAAACTATCTATTAGCATAGCTTCTATTGCTGAACCCGCAACTTTGCCCACAAAACACTCGATTAATAGTAATTTTAAAAGTCTTGCATCATTTAATGATGAGGATTTATACTATGTTCAATCTATCTTAGTTAGTTCTTCATGGAATAAAAATGATGATATCTTTACTAAAGAAGAGGTTTGGGCAGCTAAAAAAACACCAGAAGATAAGCCCACCAATTTAGATCATGATGAAAATATGATTATAGGGCATATTGTATCTAACTGGCCAATTACCACAGACGGCATCCTGATCGATGAGCTTACTCCATTAGAGAATATTCCAGAAAAATTCCATATTATCACGGGTTCTGTGATTTATAAGTCATATATGGGAGAGGAACTCAAAGAGAGAAGTAATAAATTAATAGCAGAAATTGAGGATGGTACTAAGTATGTTTCCATGGAGTGTATGTTTAAGGGCTTTGATTATGGGCTCATTGACATTACCACCGGGGATTATAAAATTCTGTCTAGATCAGAAGAAACAGCCTTTTTAACCAAGCACTTGAGAGCATATGGTGGAACAGGAGAATATGATAATAATAAGATTGGTAGGGTTTTGAGAAATATTACCTTTTCAGGCAAAGGATATGTTGACAAACCAGCTAATCCAGATAGTATAATATTAACTAAAAATAATTTTATTACTGTTTCTCATATAAAAAATGCAGAAAATAATACTTTGGGTGTAAATGAGATTAGTCACAATACACAGGAGATAATAAATACAATGAATGTAGAAACACAAATACTAGACTTGCAACAGAAAATTGATTCTATCGCTGGATGTGGAGAAGCTGTTTCAGAAGCTTACAAGATTGCCGCTTCTTTCAAGGAGAGAATCGTTGAGCTAGATGCTGCTTTAGCAAGTGAGCAAAAGCGTAGTCTGGATCTTGAAACATCTTATGCTGAAGGTGCTAAGAAGCTTAAGGAAGACGAAGATATGAAGGATAAAGAAAAAGAGAAGCTTAAAGCATCATTAGAAGAAGCGAATCTTGCTATCTCTGCTTACAAAATGAAAGAAACAGAGATGGCCAAGAAAGAAAAGAACATGAAGAGAATGGCTTCTCTTATTGAAACGGGTATAAATAATGAGATGGCTCTGTCTACTGTGGAAAAATTTGATTCCTTAGATGACGAAGCTTTTGAAGCTATGACTAGTCTTTTTGCTGGCACTATGCCTCCTTGGCTTATGGATATCAAGAAGAAAGACGACAAGAAAGATCCAAAGAAAGACGCAAAGAAAGACGCAAAGAAAGAAAAGTCTAAATCAGACGAATCTTCTCTTGATAATGTAGAAGTGGCTGAAGATGTGAGCTTGAGTGTTGAGGCTCAAGTTGAGTCTTCGGAAGATATCACTCGCGCAGCATTAGTAGATTTTGTATACGCTAGACTCGGTAAAAAATTAAACAAGGGAGAATAAACTATGTCGCTTAAAGCCGATAGAATTGAATTACTTACAGATGTGTCGTTTTTTGCAACGGCAACGGCTACTCGTGGTGGAGTCGCAAGTAGGACTGCTCCGGGTGGTAGTGGTGTGTCTATGGATGATGCTAGTGCTGTGGTTTCATATGCTGCAACCGCAAGCGGAGCTCTTCCCATGGGTGTTCTACTCAACGACGTTGTTGATCTCGACTTGACGAGACAGCATATTAATTGGCATAAGGACGAGGTACAAAAGGGTGGTAAGGTTACACTGCTAAGAATTGGTCAGGTAACTACCAACAGCTTAGTATCAGCAATTACTCCTGGTCCGGGTTCTGGGGCGTATGTTGGGGCCAATGGTTTGATCGGAACTTCCGCCGCTGCTGGTTGCGTTCAGATCGGAACATTCCTTAGCAATAAAGACGCCGATGGTTATGCCAAAGTATCGATCAATATTTTATAATAAATGACAAAAAGGGAGAATAAAACTATGTCAGTCAATAACACCGCTTTTAAACCAATCCCAGAACTTACGGAACTTCTTGTTCAGTCTGGTTCGTCAAACAAAGAGCATGCTTTAGCAGCTAATGCTGAGTTTGCGAAAGCCTTAGAGTTGCCGCTTAGACAAGGAGTATTGAGTGGAGATGTATTGGGAGGTATTTTTGAACCAATCACATTGGCTCAGAGTGCTACCCCAGAATTTCCTCTGGATTTTCTTGCTCCTGGCACAGAAAAGGATTTCGTGGCTTACACGATTCCTAATCATGGTTATATTCCACAGCGTCATGTTGAGGGTGACTATGTAATGGTTCCTACGTATGATATCGGCGCAAGCATCGATTATCTCCTCAAGTATGCCCGCGATGCTCGTTGGGATGTTGTTGGTCGTGCTATGGAAGTGCTCGAAGCTCAGTTTGTTAAGAAGATGAATGATGATGGTTGGCACACCCTTCTTGCTGCTGGCGTGGATCGTAACGTTGTGGTATTCGATAGCGATGGTACTGCCGGTCAGTTTACCAAGAGACTCGTATCGTTAATGAAGACGGTTATGAGACGAAATGGTGGTGGTAATTCTACCTCCCTTAATCGTGGTATGCTTACGGATCTTTATGTTTCTCCAGAAGCTATGGAAGATATTCGTAACTGGGGTCTTGATCAGATTGATGAGGTTACCCGTCGTGAGATTTATGTGGCCAATGATGGCAGCGTGAATCGAGTGTTTGGTATTAATCTCCATGATCTGGACGAGCTGGGTGTGGATCAAGAGTATCAGCTGTACTACACGAGTGTGCTTAATGCTACGCTTCCTGGTAGTAAGTTAGAGACGGTTGTTGGGCTAGACTTGCGTAAGCGAGATAGCTTTATTATGCCAATACGTCAAGAAGTTCAAATTTTTGAAGATGATACCCTTCATCGTCAGAAGAGAGCTGGCTTCTACGGTTTTGCAGAGCAGGGCTTTGCTGTGCTAGACAACAGAAGAGTAATACTGGGTGCGTTGTAATTTAAAACAATAACTTATTGTATAAAACTAAGGCTAGCCTTGCGCTGGCCTTTTTTTTTGGTTGGTGTATTTAGATCTAGAGTCTTCACTATGTCATAAAGGAAATACTAATGTCTTGGCAAACAGATATTTCTATCATAACTAGGGTGTGGATTAATGATCTTGGTATGGAACGCGTATATAGCGATTCTAGGCTTGAACAATTGATAGTTGTAGCAGCTAAGTATGTTAAATCAGAGATTAATTTAGCATATGATTATATTATAGATCTTTCTAATGAGACTATTACCCCTGATCCAAGTTCTGCTGGTGTTAATGACGAGAGCTTTATTGCCTTTACCGCTTTAAAAGCAGCGTGTTTATTAGACTATAGTACCTTTAGAACCAAAGCAGCAAACGAAGGAGTTAGAGCATCTCTAGGATCAGCTAGTTTAAGCGTTGGTGGTAATCTGAAGGGATATGAGATTATTTTAAATCAGGGGCCATGCGCGCTATATAACAAGCTCAGGATGGAGCATGAAGTGGGCAATGTGTTACTATTACAAGCTATTCTGGGTCCGTTTAGTGGCAATCAGTTTGATCCAGATATACAAAATTCTAGAGAGAGATTTAATAATAGAGATGGTTTTTATCCATAATAAGGAGAAGTGTTATGTCAGCAGGTTCATATAATTTTTCTATCGAACAGGGGGCTAGTTTCGGCCTAAGCTTTGTTTATAAGAATAGTAGTGGTGTGCCCATAGATTTAGACGCTTTTTCTTGTGGTAGAATGCAATGGAATTTTGGAAATGTCGGAAGTGCCTCAAGGGATAACTTAAAGATTACAAGCACAGAAACATTCTCTACTACTAATACGGCATCAGGATTGTATCATTTTAAATTATGTTCTGCTACGGGATTTGACAATAGGCCACGCGTAACATCTAGCGGATCATATATTACGGGTGTGTATCCTACTGGAGGAGTGGGTCAAACAGGAGTAATAGAATTTAAACTGCCCGCTAGTGTCACAGCAGCATTACCCATTGAATCAGCATACTATGATCTAGAATTACAAAGTAGTTCTGAATTTTATGCAGGGGGTGGAGCTCAAATTACTAGATTGCTACAAGGAACGGTATCTGTATTGCCTGAAATAACTAAGGGTAGTTGTTAATAACAGACTAGGACTTGAAATGACAGAATTAAATATCACAACTAATGATGATATAGAAAACAATCTCTCTATACAAACCTCTGGAGCAGATGCTGCTGTTGTATCTACTGCTACAAATACAGAAAATAATTTAATAGTTAGTGTTGGGGCAGTATCATCTACTGTGCCCACAATGTCTCAGGTGGATGCCAATATCACTATAACTCAGGCTATCACAGATACTGCTATTGAGATCACAACGGATTCCACTCCCACCTCTATTTTGGTGATTAATGAAGGAAATCAGGGGCCACCGGGAGTTATCTCTTCTGCACTACCAACAACAATTGACCCAGGTAATATTTTAAATGTTTTAATAGAAAATACTAACAATACAATTAATAAGGTTTCTTTAGCTGTTTTTGCTAGTGGGCATACCCATGATGCAAGTGGTATTAATAATTTTGCTGAAGCAGTAGATGATCGGGTGGGAAATCTGTTTATTGCGGGCAGTGGTATCTCTTTAGCTTATAATGATGGGGCAAACTCTTTTACGATTAGTACTGCTGGTAGTGGGGTCTTTAGTAGTGGCATACTAGCTGGTGTGGGGGTTTTCTCGACTGGTATTACTACTCCTACGGGGTTGTTTACCACGGGACTTACAGCGGGTACTGGATTGTTTAGTACCGGACTCACAGCGGCTACAGGGTTGTTCACCACAGGGTTTACGGCCACTACGGGGTTGTTCACTACTGGACTTACTGCCGCTACGGGATCGTTTACCACCTCATTAAGTGCGGTTAGCGGCAATTTCTCTCAGCTCACACTAAATAATGTTGGCGTTGTGGTTAGCGGACATACTCATACCGCAAGCGATATTTCGGGTGGAGTACTCACAGTTAGCAGTGGAGTATTTACTAGTGGAATCACAGCGGGTACGGGATTGTTCACCACGGGATTAACTGCCACTACGGGATTGTTTACCACCTCATTAACTGCCGTTAGCGGTAATTTCTCTCAGCTCACACTAAATAATGTTGGAGTTACCGTTAGTGGACACGTTCATACAGCAAGCGATATTTCGGGTGGAGTACTCACAGTCAGCAGTGGAGTATTTACTAGTGGAATCACAGCGGGTACAGGATTATTTAGTACGGGGCTTACAGCCGCTACGGGATTGTTTACCACGGGATTAAGAGCATCTACTGGATTGTTTAGTACCGGACTCACAGCGGGCACGGGGTTGTTTAGTACGGGGCTTACGGCCACTACGGGATTGTTTACAGCAAAATTAAACGTGGGTAACGCACTCACAGCAACCACTGGAT